TAGGGTTACCATCTTTGTGGTGAACATCTTTTCCGTCACCTTTAGTAACTTTTCCTGCCTTTATCTTCTTGTTTCTAGCAGCGTTCCTTGAGTCTCTATTTTTTATTTGCTTTTTAGAACTATGATAATTTTCATATTCTTTTTTATAATTTCTAGCCATCTATCAGTACCTCTGATTCTGTTTCAATTACTACTCGTGCTCCACATGGAAGCAAAGGTTTATCGTTACCACCATACACAACTCTACTACTACCTAATATTTCTACACTATGTCCATAGGTATTTTTTTTACCTTCCTTAACTGTAAGTACAGGTTCATTTGTTCCGTGTTTTTTATTAGCTCTAATTTTATGCATATTTACATGAATGTATTTTTTTGACATATTAAAACTTATCTATTATTAAACCTATATCAGCAGATAGTTTCTGTGCACCTGCTAATACTTCTTCTGATTTAGATTCTATTTTAACTGCTTCATTCAACATAGCAATAGATTGTTTTCTTTCCATAGACATTTTATCCCAATAGGATTGTGATACGTTTTTAAAAATTCTTTCGTGCTCAACTGTCGTAAGGAATTTTTTAAAAAATTTTCCCTTGTGTGAGATTAGTACATACCGATCATTAAAAGATATCGTACAATCTCCTCCTTCTACTGTTGGGCATTCTTGATCCATTGCCATCACATTCACTTTCCCTGTTATGAAGTTACCATAAACTGAAAACTTCTCTCCATCAATAGCAACTACTGTATCACCTGCTGATTTTATCCTAGATTTTTCTAGTGTCTTTTTGTTTTTATCCATAATTGAAATCTCCCTTCAAGCATTATACACAATACTGCAATATTTGGAAGCCCTAAGTAAGGGAGGTTACTTAGGACTTCCTCGTTAAAAAGAATCATCAAGTCTTACATGAGAACGCTCAATTAAAACCCTTTAACGAATTAACTTGCAAAAAATGAAGCAAGAGTATATTCTTTTATTAGATAGTTTCTAGGTAGATTCTATCTATATACTTTCTATTCTAGATTCTATCTATATCTAGATAGATACTATAGGGGAAATTTAGAATATGCCATTACAAAAGGGCAAATCTAAAAAAACAATGGGGAAAAACACCAAAAAAATAGAAAAAAATTTTTCATGCAAGGGATGTTAAGGCGTTTTTTGTAAAAAAAAAGGGTAACCGCCCTTAAATAGTTAGTGGAGGAAAAAAATGGTAAAAAGTTCTGTAAAAACAAAAAAGAAAGCAGTATCAAAGAAGAAAATAACAAAAGATTCTATATTAAAAAATCAAAACACTAGAATTGGTATTATATTAGGTGTGATATTAATACTACTAATGCTTATGGCTAATACATGAACATAGTTTGGTGAAATCACTGTGATTATTTGAGCAAATTAGTGTGTGTAGTGTGTAGCGTGGCTAAATTCTCACAGGGGGTTCGGGGGTCTTCATTGTCTAAAACCATATAACCTTAATTAGACCTTTTTGCTGTGCACTCATTATTTTTTGTTGATGGTTTGTCCTAAGGATGACAGCTTTGCAATCAAGTCCTTTTCTATATCATCCAAGTTCTTGCTTTCAGTAATCTCTACTCTGTCTGAGAAAAGACCGATACTTTTTCCAAGCAACTCAAGTGATCTTAGCTGTGATGCTTCTGCTTGACCTTTGTCTGCCATAACCCAAAGGCGTTCAATTATCTTATCACGTTCCGAGAGGGAAGAAGATAGTGCATGCGTTTCCATTTGCCCTTTGAGAACATCGATCCTTTGTGAAACCTTTGGTGAAGATAATAGCTTGCTCGCCTCTGTCCATATCGATGAAGGTTTGGTGGTCTCTCCAACATTATAAACTGATCGATAGCATTCAGATGCGCTCAAATGTTTCTTCTTGCCTGTCTCATCATTCAGAATGCCAAAGACAATCGCTTGGGCGAATGCTTCTTGCTTTGCTGTTAATTCCTTTTTACTGGATCCAGTTTTATTCCCACCGACAATCTTAGGTACAAATTTCTTTTTATCATCATCATCCATAATATTTCCTGAACACTTTCGTTATTTGAATCGTTTACTAATTGTGCAGATAAAATAGCATAAGTATAAAATAGTTAGCAATGGGTCTATTATAGTTCAAATCTGAATAGCCTAGAAGCTAACGCTGATAAGTATTCTTCAGGGAATATATAATAGTTAAAAAAACTTGTACTATTTAGTTGACTTCTGCGTCTATGGGGATTAACTCTGTAGGAGTTATCAACGAGGAGACATTTTCAGGCGGATTTTTTAGGGTTAGCCACCCACCATATGACGATCAGATTAAATTCCCAATCTGATTAGAACCCAACATAGTTAGTCATCGGAAGAATTGAGATGCAAGGGGTGGTGATGAGAGGAAGTTATGAAGCATATGGATAATCCAACCTACTCAATAACGAACATCGAAGAGATGCACCATTACACAAGGATGTAGTCATCCAATTCGGTATAGATTATCGAGATGCCATCGAAAATGATGGAAGAGTGAACAGCTTGGTATTCCAAGTGACTCAATCTTATGGTGTCACCTACTGATGACCGATCAAGGATCGGATATCTCTTCGGAGATATGACTTGCACCATGTAAAAATAAATGAAGTCGAAACGATAAAAGTGGGTGGATGCAGTCGGTGAGATTGTGTCCACCTGTTTTTTACAAATACAAAATCGTATAGGTAATTTTACCTTACTAACAAACTTGATGGAGATCAAAATGGATGGTGGTTTAATATTTGGATTAGTGGACAATGGAGTTCTTATTCTCTTTGCTTACAAGGGATTGGATTTAGAGGGAAAGATCAGCGATATGATTGGTACAAGAGTGCGTACAGGTCTTGGTGCTATTCTTGGTGGTGCATTTGGAAACATGATTTCAGATGGAGCAGGTGCATTACTAGACCCAACAATGCATTCAATGTTCAACGGAATTGTGCTTGGTACTTTGATACCAATCTTAGCAATACCAATGATTGAGAAAATGAAATCAGCGAGGGCAAAATAATGAATTATATTCAACATCGAAACCTTTGCTACATTTTAAACAGCGTCATGATCTTGGGGATGATCATGTCACTATTTGCAGGATAAAAATTCCCTGAAGAATATTTAAGAGGATGACAATTTGGTTGTCCTCAATCGTCTAGGTACTTAATCACGCTGTGTGATTGAGACCTAACAACAAACTAACAGGAAAAATATTATGAAAAATTATCAAGAAAGAAACCCAAGTCACGTATTCATCAAAGCAAATGAGTTAGCACCAAAAACTTATCTAAATACTGATGATGCTGTTGCATATCTTACCAACATTAAAAGCGATGGTGAAAGTTTTACGAATGATTATTCTATCTACCAAATAGACCCTGATTACATCGAAGCTGTTTACGCAGAACATGATGGTGAAAGACCACCAATGGATGAGGACTTTGTTTGGAAGATGGGAAACATTGGAGATGGTGGAGTAAGAGATTGGAAACCTGAGTATTTAAAAACAAGAATGAAAAAAGTTGTTGATGTCAAAACTAACGAAGGTCGAAAAGGAATGAGCATGTTATTCACAAATGATCTTTTTGATATCCTAAATACTCACACTTTCCTAAATGAAGATGGCGAAGATATCTATGAAGATATCATTTGTAATTTCATCATGATCGAAAAAATCAGAGGTGAAGATGATGAGCCAAGCCTGAGTAGAGCATTTACTTCACTGAGTGTTGGAAACATTATCGTCAATAATAAAACAGGCAGAGCAAAGGTCGTAGCTAATTGGGGTTTCAATGATATTGAAATTAATTAGGATCCAGAATTTTGAAATCGAGGGGAACATCTGTTCCCCTCTTTTAAAAAAAGCTAGGATAGTACAAAGAATTTATCGTCTAGGTACTTGGTCACGCTGTGTGACTGAGACTTTAACCGCTAACAAAAAGTGAGTTTTGTTAGCATTTTTAAGGGAGATTTACCCATGGTAAATTTAAATATAAAAGAGACTACGCAGATCATTCAATCAACAATAATTTCTGATTGGAAGGAAGACCCAAGCCAAACAATGAAATCAGTTATGCTGATGTCAGGTGGTGCAGGTATTGGTAAAACTGAGAGCATGATTCAAGTTGCTAAAGATGTAGCAGAAAATCTTGATCTAAAATTTACTGAGACTTCAACACCATCAGATGATGAGTTTGGATTTGCAACAATCGTTGCGAGTATCACAACAGCATCTGATCTTGCGATACCAACACCGAATGCAGACAAGACCAAGTTGAATTATGCATTCTCAGAATTACTTCCTACTACAGGAAAAGGTATTCTGTTTGTTGATGAGATGGGTCAGGGCGATCAGGATGTGCAGAAGTTTTTGATGCAGATCACGAGAGCAAGAAAATTCAATGGGTATGAATTACCTGATGGATGGCACGTTGTGATGGCAACAAATAGAGTTGGTGACAATGCAGGCGTTCAGAGAACATTGGACACACTAAAAGATCGTATCTCATTTTGGGGTCAGGTTGAGAGTGATGCAGAGAGTTGGATTAATTGGGCGATGGATAATGATGTTGACCCTGATGTTATTTCCTTCATCAAGTTAGAACCTGAAAGTCTTTCTA